GCCATCGTTGCGGTCCTGTGTGGTGTGGTGGCGCTTCATAACGCTTCCCATAGTAGTTTCTGTCCTTGCAGGATTTCTGCGGTATCGACGCGAGGGCGGCTTGGCACGTTCCAATTCCCCCCCCCCCGCTCGCCAATCAGTTTCCAACCAGCTGCGCGGAGGCTCGCCCCGCCCTCTGCTGGCAGCGTGTATGTCATCAGCCTGCGGTATCCCAATGCTTTGGCAACCCGCCACGCGGCCCCGTAAAGCATCGAACAGGCGTTCCTAGCCCCATCGGTACAACAGCGGTTCACTTCCAGCGTGTAGCCGTTGTCGCTGTTCCTTGCTACCGGCCTGCCGACCATTACCACACCGCGCACCTTTCCGTCAGCATCTGATACTGCGATGCAGAACTTGCACCCCGGCATCGGCTTGTGGTGACGGTGCAGGGTCGCAACAAAAGCATTGGCCTCCGCAAAGTCGATGGGCGTTACGGTCAGCACCCCTATCGCCCCCCTGCGTCATAGTGGCTACAGGCTCCTCCGCAGGTGCAGACATACTTCCCTGCGTTGAGGGACGCGCTACGGTCATAGCCGCACTCGACCGTTTTTCCTTTCGCACGGTAGCGATCCACCAGATCGTCAAACTGATGGACACCCATCAGCGCCTCGTTGTACAACGCGGAAAACTTCCTCGGGTTGAGTGTGCGGATGTACTCGTACCGTGCTGCGCGGTCGTAGAGTTCAGCGCCCGGCAACTGCTGCGCCCAGTCAGGACGATCTGGCGTTGCGAAGAAGGCGCTCGGCATCAGCGAGTCCCGTAGCTTCTCCAGCATCTCGTCCCTTTCAACAACCGCCATCTGCCGCGCTTTCTCAGCGCGTTCAGCCCGTCCATTCGCTTGCGGCAGGAGCCTCTGCTTGAGATCCGCCAGTTCTTCCACGGCAGAGCAACTGCCGGGTGTCGGACAGCCCCTCGGCTCTGTTATCTCCGATGGCAGCGCGTCGATTTGGTTTATGAAGTGGGAGATAAGACTGTCCTCGCCGCGAGTCTCCTCGCTGCCGTCTATACGATCCGTCAGCCACTCTCGCAGGTCTTCTAGTTTAGCCACCGTTCGTCTCCTTATCGCCAATCTTCACAGACTCCAGAAACTCCGCCAACAAGTAGACACAGGGCAATATCAAGTCGCGGCAAATAGCATCGTGTACATCAGATTCCGTTTTGCCAACGCTCTGCGCGTATATTTTAAGCGCACCGAGTCGTTCACTCACCAACATATCAAGGCGGTCAAAGTCGAGTCGTTTCACTTTTTCAATGTTGTCGTACTTCATCTCACACCTCCAGTTAGGCGTTCCCGTGGGGCATCGTGGCTACTCATCTTGTCGTTCTCCTCAGTCATGGGGACGTGGTGCGCTGCGTCATCACCATTCCGTAGTTGTTTATTCCGGTAGGGATCACGATCCCCTCCTTTAGTTTGAGTTTGTTTTTCTTGAACCCGCGATAGTCCACTTGGTGATGCCAGCGTTTGAACTTCCAAACGACCTTCACAATGTCAGGATGCTGCTCTGCCAAAGACTGGGCCATTTTCTTGCGCCCATCGTCCTTGTACAGTTCGTCCATATTGCCTCCGGTCATTCGCATTGTGTTCACCTTGCCAGCGAGAAAGGCATTGAACAGGACGGTGCAGTACCCATCCTTCAGCGCCCTAATGCTCAAGTCGGTGTCCTCGTTGTAACGCCCACGCCAGCGGTACGGGATGTCATTCCGTATCAAGATGCAGGAGTAAATCCGCGTGTTCAGGTAAAAAGGCGGAACGCGCTCCGTTGTCTTGCAAAACGAGTAGTAATTAAATCCTGAGATTGCTACGTTCTCGTATCGGTCAACAAAGTCCTCTGCGGCTTTGAACATTGCGCCGGTCTCTACTGGCGGCTTGCGGTTGTGGCAGAGGCGGTTGAACGCTTCAATGTTGTCGTCCAGAATCCAATGGCTTGTTGCCCCCTCTGAAATGGAGTGTTCCCAAATCCAGTTCCGCGCAGGTATAGACCCCATGCCGAGATTGCTGAAAGGCAGCTTCAATATCTTCCAAGGCGCGATGTAGGCTGCATAAGCATCGTATTCCTGCGGCTCTATGACGATCCGATACGGTACGTTCATGCGCTCCAAGGCTTTGCTTGTAAGCCTGCTCTCGGCCCTGCCTTTGGACACGATGTACATTGGGTGCTTAGGGTTCATCGACGTACTTCATGTGGCCTTGCAGTTCGCCTTTCTTCAGGATCGGGTGCCAAGTCGCCTGCGAGTTCTGGTTGAGTTTCTGACCGATCAGCTTGGCAAACTCGTCCAAATCCTCTTGGTTCCTGAACCTGAATACGATCTTGCAAAACTCGCGTTTCCTTTCCTGTACGAATTCAGGCATACCCTGCCAATCCTTTTTCCATGAAGGTTCTGCATCCTCTGGGGCGAAAAGATCGCTCACTCATCGCTCCCGTTGAAGGCGGGGGCTAACGGGCAACCTGTAAGACTTACTGATGAGTTCATGGCGCTCCCCTTCCTAACGGTGGCTACCTGCTGGCCCTTTGTGCAGGTCAGCAGCGTTCAGTTTTTGATATACGCGCATCAGCATGGCGGGAGTCTTATGCCCGGTCTGAACCATGACCTCGGCCACACCATAGCCCTGCTCAAACAGGCTAGAAGCCCCCTCCCGGCGATTGTCGTGGAACCGGAGGTTGTCTATGCCCAACGCCTTCTTTGCCCGCGTGTAAGCGGCTCCTACGCTCTTGCTGTTGTACGGGAAGATCCGCTCACTCGGCACGTTTACGGCACGGCGAGGTTGTTGCATAACAATCTCCCATGCGCGGCCCAGCAGGGCGAAACGGTGATTATTGCCCTTCTTCATCTTTGGATCTTTCATGTCGCGCACCAGGCAGGTACGGTTTTCCATGTCCACATCGCCCCATTGCAGCCGGGTAATCTCGGAGCGGCGGCGGCAGCTTACTCGGGCAAACTCAAACAGCGTCCGCATGGGAATCTCGCGGTCATGCAGGTCAAAGTACGCATTCAGCCGGTCGATTTCCTCCTGCGTCGGGCGTCGATCGCGGGGACGACCCTTGCCGGTCAAGTTGTTTTTGCTAAGGATCGGCTTTGCCTGAGCGAATGCCAGCGGGGTAATGTCTGATTTGTTGAACCCCAGCGCCGCATAGTCAAACGGAGCCTTAAGGTAGGTCAAGTCCTGCGTGACCGTGGCAGGGCAGACGGTCTGACGGCGGCGCTTAGCAAACGCAATCAGATCTTGCGGGGTCAGCTTCTCGGCCTCAACCTCAGCAAGCGGGTCTTTCTGCAAGCGGCGCAGGGTATACAGGTGCGACTCGCCGAACTGCTTACCTGGCATTCCGGCAATCTCGGCAACGTACATCTCAATCAGTTCTTTGATTTTCATCTTGCCTCCAGGCAGGTATCTTTCCGAATGTATGGCCCGCTTCCGCCACGAACAGTACCTTGACCTCGCCAAACTGCTCTCGCATCGCAGCAATAAACGCGGTTGCCTCTGGACACGCTTCAGCCGCCTCGTTGCGGGTCATACCGACCCCACCGGCTTAGTAAACGCGGCCTTCCGCGCATCCTTGACGCTCTCAAACTTCTTCTTGGCATCGGCTGGCATCGACTTCCATACCGCAGCCAGTTCTTCCGCAGTCTCGACCGCGTTAATCGCTGGCTCCCAATCCTGCATTTCCTCAACGGCCAGCGGCTTGACGGTAAACGGTTTTTTGTTGCCTCTGGTCGCCGTCAGCGCCATTGTCAATGTCTCGGGAATGTGGCTCATGTGGCTGATGCGAATGCCGCCCACTTCCATGCCTGCCCATTTAACTTTTGGATCGCAGTACAGCGTCATGCTGCGGCCAATATACTTGCCAGAGTCAGCGCCCCAAGCGTGTACCAAGACCCTGCACATTGACTTACAGGCTTTGTAGGGCTTGCCGTTGTCGTTCTCAAAGCTGATCGACACGGGTTGCTCCTGGCCCCCCTTGATTGCCACGCCGGTAACCTTAACCGTCATCGGCCCTGCAATCAGATCGTCCGCATTAAGCTGGTCGCTTTTCGGGACTATTGCCTCGCGCATATCCATTAGTAAATCTCCTCGGTAATGCGGCGGATGGTAGGAATAAGGCGCTTGCTGGAACTCACGACTTCGCCATACTTACGCATGGCAATCGCTAACCGTTCCTCAAACGCGGTAACTGCTTCCAAAATCGCCGCCTGAATCTTCTCGTCTGGGTACACGCGCACGGTCGCCATTGGCAAGCCGCCGCAGAATGAAATCAGATCACACCATTTGCGTTCACTAACCATCAGCCCGGTCTGCACTTGGATCATAAAATCCGGGTCAATCTTGTCTGCGGAAACGTAGTCAACGATGGTCTGGATCTGGTATTTCTGGCCCCGTGACTTGCACTCGACCAGACCGTCAGCGCCCACCAGAGCGTCCGGCGAGTATCCAATCGTGAACCCCCAGCGGTCGTTGGTAACAAAGCCAACCCGCTCGACCGGCTCGTAGGTCTTGGCGTACAACGCAACGGCCTCAATCTCGTCCTCTTGGCCCCGCAGCATGTCGTCGGAGATATAACGCGGCTCAACGTGCTTGGTCAGGCGCTGGGCTAGGAGTTCCCACATGTGCGCCCGTTCCTTCTCGTTGGCCGCGACCTTCAACGTGGGCGTGACCAGCAGCTTCATTTCGCTGGCAGTCGGCACTCCGCAGCGGATCGAATGCCACGCCTCGGAGCCTTGGATCATTTCTTTGTAATAGATAATCATGCTTCCCTCTTGGCATAAAGCCCGAGTTTGCAAGTGACCCAATGGCCCTTGCGGAGATTGCTGATTGCCGACGCGCCGAGTATCCGCTTGTTGTGTCCGTAAATCCCGGCAACGTCTAGCCACTCGGCTTTACTCAGCGGCTTGAATGCCATGCAGATCACGCCCCACAAGGCAATCGACTCCACGCTGCGGAGTTTCGGCGTGCCTGGCTCAAACCTGCTGCGGCTTTTTTGGTAACGCTTTGGCGGAATGCGTTTTGCCAAGATGCGATTTACCGCCCAGCGCAGGCCAATGCCTGTCGGCTCGTAACCTACTGCCTGAGCGCGGTTCATTGGGCGCACCACCGGATGGCGGACTTGCACAGCGCCCAGAATGATGGGTCTTTGCACTCGTACACAGGCTGCACACCCGCAATGTTGGGTATAGGCAGCAACGACCGCGCCCTTGCCTTGTACTTAGGATGGTTAACGTGCAACGGCCCCATGAGTTCGATGAGTTGGGCAGCTGTCATCTCGCGGCGTTCCTCCCAAGTCGTCCTGCCCAGACCTTGCGGAACGGAGCGTGGGACTTCTATCAATGTGCGCGGCTTCATGCGCGGATCTTCTCAAGCGTTTTGTGGGCGGCTTCGATCAAGCCATCGGCGCGGCCCATTGAGTAAATGCTTTGCAGCATGGCCCGCTGCGTGTCCGTGCTGCACAAAATCTGTGCGACTTCTTCAATCAGCTTCCGGCTTTGCGCCTCATGCGCCGGAAGTTCCTTCGGCGGTGCAACTGCCGCGAGGATGTTGCCAAATACAGGATTGACGTTGTTCATTTGTTGCCCCCTAGAGTTGAGTTAAGCCGGTCGTCCGCCAGAGGGCCGGTACTCTGCGCCATCTTGATGCTTTTGGCACGATGGTCACAGCGCAATTAAGCCTGCGCGGAAAAGTGGTTCAAGGATGCAAGCCAGCACGACTGCGGCCAGCAACAGCCAACCGGCGCACTCTGCGGGCATTAGCTGAAAACTATCGTAATCCTTTGCCCGATAGTGCTTGAGATCTTCTGGTGTCCGCATGGTGTTCTCCGGTTGCATGGCGTAACTTTGCGCCTCCTTGAAACCCCTTGTCAAGCCCCTCCCTAAAATATATTTGTGCCGACTAGTTGACTAGGACTTGCAAAAGAGCATAATCGCACCCCATGAACTACGAAACCAAACTAAAGCAGTGGGCGGCTAGGCGACTGAAGATTGTCGCTATGGCTAATCGAAAGGGGCCGCGCTCCTATAACGTAGTGGCGCGGACGTTCGGCATTAGTCGGCAGCGTGTCCAGCAGATAGTGGCCGCACATGGCGGCTAGACGCATAGCCAAGCGCGAGGATTTGCGCGACACGATAGCGCGTAACATGCGAATCCTCGGCGCTCTTGCTAAATCTGCCGGTAAGCCTGCGCCTGAATTACAGCGGTCGCTAGTGATGAAGGCGAAGCGCACAATGGCTCCCCGCGTTGATGACGGCACATACGAGGCCACGATCCAGCGAGACATAATTGCCATGCTACGCAAGCATCCGAAAGTGTCCATCGTCGAGCGGCACAACAGCGGCACGGCAATGGAGCAAGATGCAGAGGGGAACAAGCGGTTCATTGCCTACAACACGGTGTTCAAGGTCGGCGGCGTGAGGATGAGGAAGTCTGATATCGACTGCCAGCTTATCAATGGCAAGCGCCTATGCATCGAAGTGAAGCGCACAGGCTGGACGCACCCGCGCAATCAGCGCGAGATTGAGCAGGAAAACTATATCAACCATGTCCTCGCAGCAACTGGCTACGCAATGTTTGCAACCAGCGTTGCAGAGGTGGAAGCATATCTCGGGGGGATAAAAGCATAATGGATGCCGATTGGGGGAAGGAATTGGCCGATGCACAAGCGGAAATCCGTGGGCTGGATCGCTCCTATGCGATGCTGTACCTCGCCAGAATGGACTCTGCCGCCAACCAGGCCATCGCAACGTTGCCGAGGGAAATGCACCGCCCGTTCCTAGAATGTATGGCGATTTGCCAAACCTGCTACAAGGTGTTGCGTGATGAGTGAACGGGTCGTAGTGGTGGATTGGCCGCAGATCGCTAAGCGCGGCGAGGTGCTTTTTCCCGGCGCGTTGGTGGTCTATGCGAATGGCTCCTTGCCGATGGAAGCGCTTGAAACCGACGACTGCATCATCGTTTCGACTGATGCCGATCGGCTTACCGACTTTTGCCAGCAGGTAGTATCGGCAAGCTGCCGCCTAGTCCGGTACTCGACCGATGACATATCCCAGTTCACCTTGCGGGAAGAGGTGGTACAGTGGCATCAACAGGGCGGACTCACAGAATTCCGAGGCAGTTCTATACCCTCTCCGGCCCCGCAGGTTCAAAAGCCAGCCAAACCGATGTCCCCCGGTGCGGCAAATGTGGCTCCTACCGAACCTGTCGGGGCTGGACTCGACGAGCCGCCCGAGTGGATGAACGAGATCCCCGATGCGCTGGAAATGCACCAGCATTCCGTCCGAATCGCCTCTGACCTCAAAAAACAAGCGTTCGCAGAATCTGGGCCGCACGAATGGTCAGAGCCTGCCGATCTTTGGGGAACCTCGCCCCTCCCGAATTTCCCGCCGGACTGCCTGCCGCCCGAGATTGCCCCCTACGTTTTAGACCAAGCAGATCGGGCAGGCGTAGATCCGGCACAGGTCGCGCTAAATTGTTATGTAGCCTGCGCTGGGCTGATCCGAGTTGGCATCAATCTGCAAATGCAAGAGGACTCGGGCGAGGATGGGCGCACCTGGCGCGAGAAGCCGATCCTCTGGGGCGCGGTGGTCGGTGATCCGTCTACAGGCAAGGGGCCAGCACTTGATATTGCTCTGCACAAATTCTACAAGATCGCAGCCGCGCTCAGGGCGAAGGATGAGTCTCTCTGGGAGCAGTACGACAAGGACAGCAAGATTTACGAGAAGCGTATGCAATCCTGGTACGTCGAGCAGGCGAAAACGCCGACGGGGTTGATGGAACCGTCCGCGCCCACTAAGCCGCCACGGGAGCGGTTATGGACGGACGATGTAACCAAGGAAGTCGTCGCCAAACTCCTGACCGAGAATCCACGTGGGAAAATTTGCATTATTAAGGACGAATTAGCCTCTTGGTTCGGTGGTTTCGACGCTTACGGCAACGGCAAAAGCGATAAAGACCGCCCCGACTGGCTATCGTTTTATGAGTCGAAGGAACGCTACATTGACCGGGCAATGGAGGGCCGCTCGTACCATGTGGATTCATGGGGCGGCGTGATCCTCGGCGGCATTCAGCCCGAAGTCCTGTCCAAGATTAGCGGGAAGTTAGGGGCGGACGGTATGTTGCAGCGGTTCCAGATTATCGTCAGCAAGCCTAAGCGCCAGATCGCAAAGCGCCCCGCCGATGCCGATGCCGTGCGCGATTGGAACCGCATTATGGAAAACCTCGCCGCGATGCAGCCCGATACCCAGAGCGTGCAGCTATCGCCCGAAGCCGCAGCATTTATGGATGAGCAGGTTGAGTGGATATCGAACGCCATGCAATCGGGAGTCGCCCCGGCCCTAGTCGCCGCCCTCGGGAAGTGGGAAGGACTATTCGGGCGATTGATGCTCGTCAGCCAGTGCATCAGCGCAGCCGCGCTCGGAATGCGATCCCCTGCCGCCTATGTGCCGCTGAGAATCGCGCAGCAAGCATGGGCCTGGATGCGGTCGCTATTATGGCCGCACGCGGTGACGTTTTACATGGGACAGGCTGACCAGGGCGATGAGTATGCCTCCGTAAAGGCATTTGCGGACTACTGCCTAGCGCGTGACGTTGAGGCAGTGCAGCCTTACGAGATGACGCAGCGGTGGTCGCACTACAGGCGGTTTAAGACGATCCAGCAGCGCCGCGAGTTCTGGGCGCGTGTGGAACAAGTCGGATGGGTGCGCCCCCTCGGAGCGTTCGACCGGAACAATGCAATCGCCCGCGCCTACGAAATCAACCCGCGAGTTTATGACGGGCGATTTCGGGCGCAGGCTTTTACCGCTAAATCGGCAGCGGTTCGCTATCGGGACGCGATGCACCCGGCGATGGTGCGGGCGCAGGGCCGCGAACCTGGGGAGGACTGAACGCCCGCCGGATGCCCAGCGACAGGTTGCCGTCACCTCGGCGCTTGGCCTCCGCGATTGTGAATGCGTCCAGCGTCAGGCATAGCCTTTTCATTCTCGGTTTGGGTTCGTTCATTGTCGGCCTCTACAAGTCGAAAATAATTACGAGCATGGCTAGGCACAGGAACACGCCCAGCGCGATCATGTTGCGGACTCTATTCTGTAGCTGGGAAACCGTCCGCTGATACGCATCGTGCAACGTCCGTCGGACTCAAAAGCGGCCAAAATTTCGCGCTTGACCATTCGCGTCGGAACATCCGCATCCGGCTTGCGGTAGATGTACCGTTTGCTGTCGTGCCAAACGTCAATCGTGCCGCGCTGGCGATCCGCGTAATAACCGCTCGTGCCTGCGCGGTGCGTTGCAACATAGATAAAAAGATAGGTCGCGTTCATGATTCCCCCGCCGTTTCGATAATTTCGCGCTTCGTTGTCCGGTTAGCAAAAAAGTAATTTCGCGTGCGCACCCAACAGTTACTGTGCCTCGTGTATGCAGTCCAGAATCGCCCAGGCGTGCCGTTATATGTGACAAGCCTGCCCGGTACAAAACGCCGATTGCCAACTTCGAATTCAGTGTTCATCTTGCCCCCTGTATGGCGATTGCTTCATCCTCTAACTCGTTTATCATGCGATCCAGAAAAGCGAACCGCTCCATGTAAGCCTTGCGTGCTATCTCTAATTCCCCTTTCGGCGCAGTCTGATAATCGCGGCCATTGGGCGAACACTCGTCTAGTGCCTGCATAGCAGCACGGATCGCTTCAATGGCTCCGACCCGTGCGCCCACCAATGCCTGGCGCGATGTGCCGTTCAGGTTGACTACAGGGTGGCCGTTCACAGTGTCACCCTTTGCGCCAGTGCTCCGCTTATCTGTCCGTCACGCGCCAGCATATCTACGAAGTCTACAAAGGCGCAGCGTGTATCCGTGGTGTAATCGCCATTGCTAAGCTTTCGGCGTGTTATGCCGTCGCCATTCATCGGGTCGGCGGATTCCCAGAATGCGGCCCGCAGTGCTTGTTGCGTAGTAATCGGATAAGCTTTTGTATCAACCATGATTGCCCCCTGTTCGGTGGTGGTGGTGGTGGTGGTGATGGTGCGCTATTCGTGGGCGGAAACGTCCCGATAATCGTGGGAGGCGCGATTGTCCGGCGTGCCTTGATCGCTATAGCACAAGCCCATAAGCGCAAGCTCTTCATGCCCGTACACTTTATGCGCTCCACACCCTTTGCATTTATACTTGCGTGCATCCGGCTCTACGCCACCTTGATCCGTACCGCAAGCCAGGCACCAGCCCAGATTGTCGCGCTCGGCACCCAACAACCATGATGTGCTTGGCTTGTATTGCATCGCGCCATTCTTTGCTTTGTACTGTTTCATAATGCCCCCTAGTTAAGCTGCTATTGCGATGTGGAAAACCTTACGCCCAGCGTCGACTACGAATCCTGACGTATCCTTTTTTGCCTTGCCTTTTGCGTACAGTGCTACGACCACACCCTGCGGATCAATATGGCGGATATCCGAATCATCTCCATCTACGGTATCCAAACCGATAAACGAAGCCGGAATCGATTCACGCGTGCGGAATACCACAGCTATCCGCATGCCTGCCTTTTTGGCAATCGCTACCTGCGATGCAAAGCCAGGCAAGCCGGAATACGAGAACGTTAGATCGTAATTCGCAGGTATACCTTTCCGATTGGCAAGCTTGGTGTAATCGTAGAATTGAACGTTCGGAAAAGCGTGCATAACATTGGAATACCGCACATTACCGATCGTCACGGGAACCGATTCCCACCGGATATCCGACGTTCCGTTGAGGCGCACGAGCGGAATCTTTTTCAGCTTGCTGGCTTTGCGTACCAGTGCCTGGATGCTAAAAACGATATCGGCCATGAAAACGGCACGCTCGGCAAAGTAACGCTTTGTTTTCGCGATCCGTGCCGATTGGACACTAGTGAATGCCCCACGTCCGGCGCTATTCAGGCAAGCATTCACACATCCAGCTTTGCGTGCCATCGGGCAAACTTGATGCCCAGAAAGGCTATCCGGCGCAAGATACAGCACGCCTGTTAAATAGCCGTATTTTTCACCTTTGACTGTCTTGGCATTAGTGCCGACCGAAAATATGTTGCGATGCATGTTGCCCCCTATCTATTGCGTTGCAGGCTGAAAAGCGCCTGAGGATGCACCCCTAAGGATGCATACCCTGAGGCTTTCTAGCCGTTAGCTATTGCCGCATAAGCTAGGTCGAAAGCGTGTTCCGCAGCGCGGTAAACATCCTGTGCCGCCATAAATTCGGCATCGCCGATTGTGCGATTGCGGTATGCTTTTACAGCTACTTGATACACTTTCAATGCCGCATTCGATGTGTCCAATGCCGCCTGGTAAGCGATATCCTCGGCGATTGCCTGTGCCGTAGCTGCCATCATGTCGCGGTTTGCTGTGTACTCTTGGTTCATTTTGCTGCCCCTTTTGGTTTATCGGCACGCTGCCGGATACCCTAGTGTATGCATAACCCGTGCCAGATTGATGCATATAGTTTCCCCTGACGATTCAATGGTATGCATAAAACGCCAAAAATCCACCTGTCGGGATTCCGTCAGAATCTGTCGGATTATCGTCAATGTGTCGGAATATCGGCATATAGTCTTGGTCAAGCCGTGGTCAATCTATGTGGATTATTTTCGTGGTGTAGATGGGTACGCACTACGCGAGATAGCGCTAGGATTTTGTCTTTCTTTCTCTATATCTGCCTCTCTAGCGCTCTTACGGGGAAATCAACCCATCATCACCCAGAATCGTTTTGACCACGATTGACCAAGATTGACCAAGTAGGCAGGCAATCGCAGCTACCTGGGCAGCGTTGCAAGCCAGCAACAAGAGGCCGAAAAGAGGCCGGACGCAATGCTAAGCGCATGATACGCAAGGCCAATCGCTCCCATGCATCATAGGGGCGACAGCGTTTTGGGCGTGGATTGCAGGCGGTTCGGGCGGTCGGGCGTGGTCAAGCGTGGTCGGGCGTGGTTAAGCTGGCCTGTCGGTCGGTTCTGGCAGGGCCGGGGGAGCGAGGGCCTTGGCCGACAGTGTGCAGGTCTGGGACTCCCCTCTATACCTTTCGCAAATTTTCGCCGCGCAAAATTTTTAGGATTTCCTCCCTTCCTCAAGATGCCCAAGGATTGGCGAGAAGGCGTGCTGCTTGCGTTTTCTGGATGCGGGTTAGGGGATGGTGAGCAAAAGGGGTAAATAACGCGCTGTAGGGCTTCTGGGCGGTTTTGTGCAAATGCGGATTGAATGCGGATTGAATGCGGATACGGATACGGATACGGATACGGTTGCTGTTATGCGGATTGGGGCGTATAACGGGCGCATGGGGATACGGAGCCGACTGACGCGGGAATCGCTTGCTCGGGTGGACGAGGGCGAGTTGGAGGCGTTTTTTGACGATGTGGTGGAGGTTGGGTTGGTGAAGGCGTGTGAGGCGCGGATCTGGACGCTGGGGGCGGTGTTGAATTGGTTGCGGGCCTCGGATGATCGGTGGGGCGGGTACCAGGATGCGTTGAAGGCGCGGGCGGAGGTGCGGTTCCACGAAGGCGGGGAGATTGTGGATAGTGCGTCGCCGGACGATGTTGCGGTTGCGAAACTGCGAAGTGCGTGGCGGCGGGATGAGGCGAAGGTGTGGAGCCGGGAGCAGTACGGGGATCGGGTAGCAATTGAGAAGTCTGCGGCGTTTGGGGCCGATGCGGGATTGATCGGGCTGGCCGGTGCGTTGCTGGCGAGATTGGCCGCGCCGGTTGCCCCTGAAAAGATTATTGGCGGCGAGGTTGTCGAGGCGGATGACCCCGTTGAAGCGGAAATCGTTGCACAGCGAGAGTCTGAAGGCGAAGTTAGCGAAGCCGGGGAGGTGGTGCGAGAGTCCGCGCCCAGCGGAACGCGTGAGCAGCACGGGTATCCCCCTCCCGATAATCCTCCCCGGCGGGCGCTGAGCGAGATTAGTACGCTCGGGCCGATATGAGCGAATTGACCCCAGAACAGGTGAAAATGCTGCACGCGCTGCCGGTTGAGGGCGCGATTCGGTATTGGGATGAGTTGGAGGAGATCGGTCGGCAGCAGGGGAAACTGCACCAAGTCGTGCGGATGCTGGTCTGCGCGGATTTGTATTATCTGATGGTGCGGGTCTGCGGTCGCGTGGATATGCTGCCGTGCGTGGGCCGACCGGGGTTTGTGGATAACTCGTTTGCGTTTGATCGGTGCCGGGAGGTTGAGGCGAGTCCGAACGGGTTTTTGGATCTGTGGTCACGCGAACACTGGAAGTCCTCCACGATTACGTTTGGCCTGTCGATCCAGAGTATCTTGAAAGACCCAGAGATAACGATTGGGATTTTCTCCCACACGCGACCCATTGCAAAAGCGTTTTTGCGCCAGATCATGCGCGAGTTGGAAGAGAACCTGACGCTGCACGCGGCGTTCCCCGATGTGCTGTACGGTAAAGATATCCGTAAGGCACCGAAGTGGTCGGAGGATGACGGGATTATTGTTAAGCGTAAGTCGAACCCCAATGAGGCGACGGTTGAGGCGTGGGGGTTGGTGGACGGCCAGCCGACATCGAAGCACTTTAAGGTGCTGCACTACGATGACGTTGTGGTGGCGGGTTCCGTGACGACTCCCGAAATGATCGCCAAGGTGATGGTGGAAATGGAGCGTTCGTATAACCTCGGAACAACGCCGGGGATAAAACGCGGGGCCGGGACGCGGTGGCACTTTAACGATGCCTATAAAACGCTGACGGATCGCGGGACGCTGAAGGCGCGGGAGTACCCCGGCAGGATTGGTGGCGTTGAAGACGGCCACTCGATTGTGTGGGACGACCTGACGCACCACCAGAAACGAAAGGACATGGGGCCGTACACCTATGCCGCGCAGATATTGCTGAACCCGAAGGCCGATTCGTTGCAGGGGTTCCAGCGCGAATGGTTGCGGTATTACACCAAGAAGCCGACCAAGACGAACAACTACATCTTGGTGGACTCGGCAAACTCCAAGCGAAAGGACTCCGACTACACGGCAATGTGGGTCATTGGGTTGGGTCAAGACCAGAATTATTATGTGCTAGATATGGTTCGGGATCGCCTGAACCTAACCGAACGTGCGGCCCGATTGATTGAACTGCACCGCAAGTGGAAACCCAAGCAAGTGCGGTGGGAGCAGTACGGGCTGATGGCCGATATCCAGCACATCAAGTCTGTGCAAGAGGCCGAGGGGTATCGGTTTGACATCATGGAGGTTGCGGGCAGGACGGGGAAAGATGACCGTATCTCGCGGCTGATCCCGATATTTGAGCAGGGGAGGATTTACTTTCCCAAGAGTTTTTATGTGACTGATTATGAGAAAAACACTCGGAACCTGGTGCATGACTTTATAGAACAGGAGTACCTGCCGTTTCCGGTCAGCGCCCACAAGGACATGATCGATTCCCTTGCGCGGATTGAGGAGCCGAACCTTAAACTGGTCTGGCCCAAAGAAGCGCAACTAGAGGCACCGGATCGGCGGGTCAATGCTCAGAATCAGCACATCAATACTGGCTGGATGGGGCATTGATGCGCGGCCTGTTTGACGGATTGACAAAACAGGGGTACAAGGTGCGTGAGGCAGAGTCTTGTATTTTTTCAATCATGGGTAAATCGTGAAGAAAAGCGTGTCTCTAGCGGTGGGCCGCGGCGAGAAACTCCCGGTGAGCAAGGGCGCTGGCCTGACCGCCAAGGGGAGAGCCAAGTACAACGCAGCCACCGGCAGCAACCTCAAGCCCCCCGCGCCAAGTCCCAAGACCGCAGCCGACAAAGGGCGCAAAGCGTCATTTTGCGCTAGGATGGCTCCTATCGCAGAAAAGTCGAAGGAAGGTAGCCGTGCAAAAGCCTCAATGCGTAGATGGAAATGTTGAAATTTGGGCTGACATTCGCGGTTACGAAGGGCGCTATCAAGTGAGTACGCTTGGCCGCGTTAAATCGTTAGCCCGTATGCGGCGCGGCAAAGCTAATGCTGATGTTCCTATGCCGGAACGAATTATGCGGTTATGCACCAAAAAAGATACTGGGCGTACCAAACCGTATGTAGAAGTCCGGTTTCGTAACGGTGGGCCTCGCACGGAGCGATGCAGGTCGTTTTTGGTACACCGCCGTGTTGCTGCGGCGTTTATTAAACCCCTTGAACCGGGTGAACAGGTCGATCACATTAACGGTGTTCATGCCGATAATAGCGTTGAAAATCTTCGTATTTTGACAATGGTTGAACATGCAAAATTTCACCCAAACACAGTGAACCCGTTAGCGCACCATCCAATAAACGGTAAATTTTTACCACGGAGCGCGTAGCATGAAGAAGCCAGGTAGCCCCGGTTTGTACGCCGCAATTAACGCAAAGCGCGACCGCATCGCTGCGGGCAGCAAAGAAAAGATGCGGAAACCCGGCGCACCCGGCGCACCGACTGCCAAGGCGTTCAAGCAGTCGGCCAAAACCGCGAAGAAGAGGTAGCCATGCCACTGGTCAAGTCGAAGTCACCCACCGCCTTTCGTAAGAACATCAAGGCCGAGGTTGCTGCGGGCAAGCCGGTGAAACAAGCCGTTGCCATTGCATCCGCGGTCAAACGCGGCGCGATGATGAAGAAAAAAGGTACTTAGTGGCCTATCAAGACACCGGCATCAACGAAGCAGGCGCGGTTGCAAGCGGCGGCACGAAGTCCGACCGTGGCAACGGCGAGATGCTGGCGACCATGCG